AGGGGCGGCGATGCAGGAAGGGGGTATATGTTGCAGACCCCTCCCCCCTTTATGCAGAAAAGAGAATATTTATAGTATGAAATGTTCTCTTTTCTTTTATTTTCTTATTTATATTAATTTCTTGTAATTAATTTATTCATTCATTTCATACTATAAATTTGTAGCATGCTGGCCTGGGCTTGGTCAGACACTTCATTCCTATTACTTATGCTGATTCAAACCTTTTCATCTCTGCCTCAAAAGCTTCTTGCGATAAAGGTGTATGGTCGGTGGGGGATATGCGGGCATAAATATGGAGATCATCATTAGCTAAAATCCAATCAATTGAAGAATCAATTGAATCCTCGGCCTCGACGTCTGTCGTTTGTATGCCTTCAGCATATCCATCAACAAAAGCTAGATATTCAGCCGTGTTATATAAATGACGGCGATCCCAGTCCCACCACAGTTTGTAATCTTTATATGGATTGTAAGGATTATCTATAGTTGTAAGCATCGCATCACCTCCAAGTTGCCCAATGTGCAACGTTATATTAAGTTACATTTATAGACCTACGTATCTGCTCTGGGCTTACTCCTAAAGCTTCACTTATTTCAGCCCACGTTTTACCATTCGCTCTCATTGATCTAGCTCTCGCTGCTTTATTTGATGTCAACACACGACTTTCATATGGTGTAGCTTTCTCTCTAACTGCATCCATATCTGCATAAGTAAGGATTCTTACAGTTTTTGTTGGCGAAATAGCATTATTGTTTATTGCTTCCCATTCTTTGTCGGTAATCTCCAGTCTTCCTGCTGATTTCTTTCCTACGACCATCTCTCTCGAGGCATCTGTTACTTGCGTGGCGTACTTCTTACGAGAGTCTTTGTCTCTATTGTATCCGCCAGTCTCAATGAAGTATTTCTCAGCCTGGAGTTTCACTTGCCGTTCTTGTGGAGCATTAGCCTGGGCATCATTCAGTTTCTTATTTAGAGAGGCTACTTCATTTGCATACTTTCTCTTTGCTACAGGGTCAACCTTTGGCATCTGTATAGTATCTGCTTCTTTAAGCGACTGGTTCTTTAACGCCTTTAGCTTATTAGCATAGTTAGCATAGTGTTGCTCGACCGCTGTATTCTTTGTCGAAATAAGGTCTCGAGCATCTGCTGTTACGTCCATACGGTATCGTGTTCTTACTTGGCTCTTCTTTACTTCATTGCCGTCTGCGTCGACAAAATAGTGCTCGTTAAATTCTTTTCCCGTCTTAGGATTGACGGCTTTCCTCGTTTTCTCTTTAACGATGTTTCCGTTTTTATCAACATTAACTGGGGATTTTGCTCTTGTTAGCAGCGTTGATGCACCTCCGGTCTTCTTTCCTTGGTACTTCTCATGGAGATATTTAATGTCGTTGTCTATTTCGGACTGCTTCCAATCAAGGTGGTGTTTCTCTGCATCAATGATAACCATCGAATGCTTTACAGCTTTAACGATGTCCGATTTAGGAGCGCCTTGCACCGTCATGTCAGCAATAAGGTTCGTTACGATGCCCATTTGCTTCTGCTTGTATTTTGCTGAAATGGTTGGGTGGTCAACGGTATATGAGTTCGGGTCAAAGGTTCTTAATTCTTTAAGCATCGGTTCTGTTTTAATACGTTTGTCGTTGTTTGGCAGAACATAAACGGTATCGCCATCGAAGTCTGCTCCAGACAGCTTCTGTGCTTGAGTTGGATGCAGACCTATTCCATCTATGGCATTGCCTAATGTACTTTTTCCTTCTTTCACTTTGTTGTTTACCTTGGCTTCAACCAATTCGAATCTACCAGCGTGTGGGTATCGCACCAAAACGACAGTGTCTCCGTTTCTATAGTTAGGAGCATACACTTCATTCGGCTTTAACGAAGGAACTGGGATGATGACGTTTGCCATTTCACCAGGGATTCCATCCGCTTTAAGTTTGCTGGCTTTTGTGTCACAACCATCTGCGAACTTCTCTAGTAAATACTTTTTTACAACAGGATTTTCTATCGACATAATGCTGTCGTGATCCTTTTTAACGTTATTGAACGTTGCTGTCAGCCTCTCATTTACTAACTTTATTGGTTGCTTTGCAAGAAACTGCGATGCTAGTCCTGCGGACCAATCTGACCAGGCTTTCTCTTCGTTAACAATATTTAGATAACCTTTCTGCCTTGTGATAGTGGCTCCAAACGGGTTAAACTTGTCGTCTTTAAGCTCTTTAAGTACTTTTTCCTTTGGTGTGCCGGATTGCTTATTGGTGTTGAAGATGACGTCTTTTCCTTTTGGCATGTTATCCGAATAGACAGCCATTCCTTTCAAATAATGAGTACCGTCAACGGCTATACGAACCTGAGCATAGTTCGAATCACCCATGTCGAAGCCTTCGGCGCCTCTTCTAATTTCAATGATGCCATCTTTATCGACTCCGCCTTTATCGCCATATCTAATAGCTACTTTGTCCCACGAAAGGTTCTTGGGGTCTTCAATGTGTTTGAAGTTTAAGCCACCGTCATCAGACCATGCCGTAGGCGTTCGTATCTCAGAACGATTCTTAAACACCTCTTCGTAATTTGGTTCTTTCGATAGTACTTTTATAGCGGTACCTTTTGTAGGGTCATTTAAGTCTTTTACCCATACCGTATGAGTGTAATATTTCTCTCCGGTTTCCTTTTCAAGCTGAGCTATTGCAGCGTCTAGTTTTTGTCTTGAGACGCCCAATTGATTCTCTACACCTTTTCCGACATCTAAATACTTATTTTTCGCTACTTGTTCTTTCAGCGTCTCCATGGTGTTATCGATTTGTTTGATCTTCACACCATAATCGGCCTTTGCCATGTACTGTGCGTTTCTGGTCGATATTCCTAATCGTTCACTGATTTCTTCCCAGGATTTACCATCCTCTCGCATAGTTTTTACGGCGTTAGCTTGTGTCTGTCGTCTGATTCGGTTTGCATTGGTTACCTCTGAACGAAGCTGTCCCGTTGACATGTTCATCTTTTTTGCGATTTCAACTTCGGACATGCCTTGTGCTCTGTAACCGTCATACTTTGACAAAAATGTCCAGCTCTCATGCTGGTACGGGTCTTCTCCGCTTCCGTACGCATATCGCCCAGAGCGTCGTTTTACCCCCGTTTGCTGGATTGTGTTGTTTTCTATCATTAATGTTTCCTCCTTCATAGACTCAAGCTTGAAAAAATAAAAAAGGGCTTTCAAGTAGAAAAGCCCTCATCTCTCTATTATGGGGATTGTATTTTCTGCGCACTCCCATTTTTAAGGTATTGGCATTTTTAATCCGAATAATAGCCATTATTAGTAATCTCATTCAATTTATTAGTGTGTTTAATAATGGTTTTCATAATCGCTTTAATGTATTTATAATCCGGATTGGAAATTGTAATGTCCCCTGATTGATATATTCGTTCCTCAATATATATTGTTTTGGGATTAACATTGTATTCCAAACAAAAAAGAGCAGCGTAAACATCTAACTGCTCAAACTTGGCCTTATGAGTTCCGGTTTTTAAATCGAATATAAAAAGCTGGTCATCCTCAAACTTTATAGCATCAGCGGTTCCAAAACAGAAATCGCTATAATATAAAATTCTTTCGGATTCCATCTCCATGTCTATAGAGTCATTGACAAACATGTCTAACTCGTTTCCTACGTCTAACAATTTTGTCTTTAGCTTTATAGCTTCAGACGCAAAGGCATGCTTTCTTGTGCCCTCTTTCTTTTTCTGATCGTTAAGAAAAACGTTTAGTAATTTCGCTTCATCATAACGTAACCAGTGGGCACTAGACGGTGATAGAAATGCATGCTTATCTCTTAAACGGTGATGATCAATCCACTGCATTAAAGTACCTCTCTAAAATGCCAAGAACTTCTTCTTCATTCTCGGGAAAAGCAAATATAGCGCACGACCATTCATTGAACATATTTATATAATATTCTTGATTTGGTTGCTTCTGCGCGTGCATACTGTTTTTACATTCAATGGCTGCCCATTTGTTCTTATGCAGAACGAGCAAGTCTGGAACACCCTGAATATAATTAGGGTTTGTCTTTAAAACAAAGGCTCCTGTACGTTCTTTAATTTTGTCGATGAGTTGCTTTTGGAATTTACTTTCAAGCATTTATTACCCCACACTCCTTCGTTAAATTTCTTTTTGTTCTTCAAGGCTCGCATTATGGAGCCGTCTATAGACGAATTCGAAATCAGATAGTAGTAATGTAAATCTTCGAATTCCGTATTCATGCGGTCTATTCGTCCTTCTGCCTGCTCCATGACTTTATAGCTGTAATTCATAGAGTAAAA